CGCTATTCTCGATTTCGCTGGCGATGGCGTTGAACAGCCAAGCCATGTGCGAGTTCTTGAGATAGTGTTGCGGGTCGAGCGTCGGCCCCTTGTGGAAGGTGATGCTGCGGACGAAGAACTCGCCCTCGTAGCCTTCCCCGGCCGAAACAAGCTCTGCGGTGCCATTCGCGAGGAGACCTTCACCTGCCAGGTGGATTTCATCAAAGGTGTATGTGAGGGTATCGGTCATTGTCGGTTACTCCGGTTGAGTGGAGGGGGGGCGGGCGGCAATCATGGCGTCGGCCAGTTTGTATGCGTCCTCGGCAGCGTGGGAGAACATGACTCGGTCGTAAGCCCGGTCGCCTACCGACGTATCGGAGCAAAGCCCCGCCGTGATCCCGGCAAGCGCCTGCCCGGCGAAGTAGTCGCGGAGGCTCATGCCCTCCTGCGTCCAGCCCGTATGCTCGTTGGCTGCACCTGCAGCGAAAGCTGGACCGCCTGTTTCGATGCTGGCCATGTGTCGTTTCCTTGTCCCGGTGTGGAGGAGGAGGGGGAGGGGTCAGGCGGCTTCCGCGACGGGAAGGTCCAAAATCTTGTTGAGGTGCTGCGTGGGGAGGGCCGGAAGGGACGGCTTCTCTGTTTCGAACTTCGTTGCGAAGGGAGCAATTTCCGGCCACGTTTCGATGAGGCGCTTTACGGTGGAGACTGCGGCCAACGCGGATTTCAGATGCCGTTCAGCGGTATCGTACGCCTCGCGAAGACCGCGCTCTCTCTGGTCGATCTTGTCGTGCTCGATGCAAAGCTTGTGCGAGGGCTCGTACACCTTCGCAGCGCCGCGCGAGTGCTTGTCGAGGATGCGCCGCCTGTCTTCGCGCTTATAGTCCGTGGCCTTGATGATCTGGCCGTAGGTGTAGCCATTGAAGTATATACGGGTGTATTTCCCGCCGAACTGGACGCCGATATTTTCTGCGTTCTCCAGCCAACCATCCGGAAGCTCGTCCATCCGCTGGCGGTCAGCCTTGCTGTAGAGGTCGGCATAGACGGCGGCGGCAAATTCAGCCTTCGCGTCGATCAGTGCCTTGACGTCATCTGCGAAGCGGTGCGCCAGCGCGGCCTTGCTGATTTCCTCGCGAATGCTGATGGTCAGTCTCGTGCTCATCGTTTCTCTCCGTTGGTGCGATCCTGATGGACCGGTGTGGGCTGTATGGTGCGAGAGAAAGGATCTCTCGGGTGGGGGGTTCAGGCGTATGCTTCCGCCTCGGCTCGGGTGATGAAGAAGTGAATCCCGCTGGAGCACTCCTCCTGCCAATTCTCGTCAAAGCTGTCGGGAACAATCCGCTCGCCAGATGCGTAGACGGTCGCGCGGTCATGGAGCGAAATCGCCTTATCCGCACCGATGACTTCCAGAACATCTGCAAATTCGGCGCGGCACTTACGCCCGAACGCATGGGATCGCTTCGCCTCTGCGGGGATGCGCAACTTGACGATCACGTCGTCACGGCACTTCTTCCAGCCGATAATGTCGCCATCCGGTAGGATGCGGGACCGCGCGATTACCAGGTCCGCCCCCTCGGCTCCGGAGAGGTTGGCTTCGGAGAGGTTGGCTTCGGAGAGGTTGGCTCCGTAGAGGTTGGCTCCGTAGAGGTTGGCTCCGGAGAGGTCGGCTCCGGAGAGGTTGGCTTCGGAGAGGTTGGCTTCGGAGAGGTTGGCTCTGTAGAGGTTGGCTCCGTAGAGGTTGGCTCCGTAGAGGTTGGCTCCGTAGAGGTTGGCTTCGGAGAGGATGGCTCCGTAGAGGTCGGCTTCGGAGAGGATGGCTCCGGAGAGGTCGGCTTCGGAGAGGTCGGCTTCGGAGAGGATGGCTCTGTAGAGGTTGGCTCCGGAGAGGTCGGCTCTGTAGAGGTCGGCTCCGGACTTAATCGCCCACTTCACGGAAAGGCCGATTTTGTACGACCGCGACGCATCTTCGAGGCAATCGATCTCGGCCGTGAACTGCACGTCCCCGCTAAACCTGTTCATGATGTCGAATTTGATCACGGTTCCGTCTTCCTCTCCGTTGGTGCGATCCTGATGGACCGTTGTGGTCACTTTCGAAATCCGCCGACGAGGGCGGATGCCGAAGGCGATCAGCAGTTGAAGTAGTGGAAGCGCCCCATGGGCTTGCGGTAGTTGAACCAGTCCTCTTCCTTGTCGAAGACGGCCAGCAGAACCTTCCCGGCCCAGCCGCTGCCACGGGCGAACTCGGCAATACGTCCATCGTCGAGCTTGAAGACGCGGGTGGTGCTATCGTTCGACCAGAAGCGCGTCGTGTGGCTGAAGGGCGTGTAGAAGTTAAAGCCTTTGATGTTGGCTTCGAGAAACTTAGAGACTTCCGCACCTTCGATCTGCAGGGACGGCTCGACGTTGTTCTTTGTCATCGATGCGACGTAGCCGTTGTAAACTGCTGCCTGCTGTCCTGCCATCTCCGTCTTCCTCTCCGTTGGTGCGATCCTGTTGGACCGCTGTGATCACTTTCGGCATCCGCCGACGAGGGCGGATGCCGAAGGCGGTCAGCACATGTCTGCCCACTGCCGAAGCTTGTTCTCGACGGCCACATGATCCCAGCGGGCGTCATCTTCCGCGTCCTGGAAACCTTGGAACCAGTCTTCGCTGCGCTTCAGCTGGATCTCTCCGCGATAGTGAGACTCGACGGCTTCGCGCATCGCGGGGTTCTGGAAGGCGTCCTTGCCGGCCATGTAGTCGTCTGCTGGCGCTGGTGCTGCTGCGGTTGCCATTTCCCGTCTCCGTCTTCTCTGTGGTTCGGGAGGATCGGCGGTGCGATGCGTCCCGGTTGATGCGATCCTGATCTGCCGAAGCGTCTTCGAGGTCGCTGTCTGCGTGTTGCTCTGATGACAACCAAGTTGGCACAGCGCCAACAAAAGCGCAAGAGGTCACGTCAAAAAAAGTTGTCACACAGACAACCGAAATTGCGCGAGGCGTCATCCGGAAACCGGACGGCACGGAACTTTAGTCTTGTGAATCCGGCTCAGGTTCGTCCAAACTAACTTGGTGGTTAGTTTGCTGGGAGTGAGAAGATGACGACGAGGCGGCGCTTTTTACAGTCTGTTCCTGCAGCTATCGGGGTGGCGGCATTGCCGGGCTCACCCACCGCAAAGGAGGACGACTGTCACGCTGCTGCCGGCGCTCTGGTGTCAGCGTTAACATCCAGGCACGGAGGGGAATGGGCTTTCGCCATCAATCACGAGCTGAAGACAGCGGTCTTTTTCTCGAAGACGGTCAGCCAGCCTTCAGTATCGTCTCAATAAGGAACATGGCCTGTCGCCGCTGCTCTGGGGTAGCGTTGCGGAGAAGGTCATCCGCGCTCGGCGTAGCTGGGTCTCGAAACAGATCGGCGGGGCTGCTTAAGCCCAAGGCCTCCGCTAGAGCGGCCTGAACATCCATCGTCATGCCACGCTCGGCCCGTTCCCACCGGCTGATCTGGTCTTTGCCGGTCGGTTTGCCATTGTCCCCGACAGGAAGTCGATCAGCTAGCTGCTGTTGGGTGAGATGCTTGGCCTCACGCCATTCTCGCAGGTAGTGCTTGATAGGTTTTTTCGGGCCGATTCTCGTAACCATTCCCATAGTTTAGTTGCTTTCTATCCAACAGTAGACAGCCAAATCCGCAACTTTCGCCGGTTGGCTACTTGCCAACTGGTTGGCGTTGTGCCAACTTGACGAAATGCAGAAAGAACATCCGCTCACGACTTGGCGCCGAAGCCAAAAGGAACCGATGACCCAGGACGATCTTGCCGAAGCCCTCGGCATATCGCGCTGGCTGGTTAATAGACTGGAGAACGGCAAGAAGACGCCGTCCTTCCATCTCGCAATGAGAATTGAGGCCCTGACTGACAAGGCCGTGACGGCTCGCGACTTCGCCCCGGCGACGAGTGAGGCCGCATGAAATCGAAGCACATCCCGTATTTCACGTTCTACCCGTCCGACTTCATGAACGGGGTGCGCGGGATGACGCCCCAAGAGGTTGGAGTTTACACCATGCTCCTGTGCAGGATCTACGAAGAGAACGGCCCTGTCGAAGTGAACATGCTGCGCCTCTCGACCTATTGCGGGATGCGGGAGAAGACCTTTCAGGCAGTGTTCAACAAGCTTCTCGACCTCGGCAAATTTCACCTTGTCGATGGGGCCATGATGAACGCTCGCGCTGAACATGAAATTCAGAAGCGTTCGAACGATCTGAAAATTGCATCCGCCGCCGGAAAAGCCAGCGCCCAAAAAAGACAGCAAAATCAATCCAGCGCCGCAACGACCGTTGAACGACCGCTCAACCATACAGATACAGATACAGATACAGATACAGATAATACATCCTCCTTTCAGTCGGATGTTTGCCTGGAGGCGGCAAATGCCGCTCCAGCCTCCCCGACCGTGGCCGAGCTTCCAGCGCTTCAAGGCAAGCTGGTCAAGATCACCGAGGCGGATGTCGCCATCTGGTCCGAAGCATACCCAGCCATCGACGTTCGCCAGCAGCTTTCGGCGATCAGGGCATGGCTCATCAACAACCCGAAGAACGCCAAGACCGCGAACGGGATGCGTCGGTTCGTCAACTCGTGGCTTGGCCGGGA